ATTCTTCATCAAGCTCTTCATCATCTTGGTTCTCTTCTTTTTCCTTGTCTTCTTCATCATCTCCACAAGGATCACATACTTCATTACTTTCATGAATATCATCATCAAAACTATATTCATCTTCTTCTCTATTCATTTTATCACCAAGTGTATCAAAGATTAATATCCCATCAAATCCTTCTTGTCTTAAATCATGATAAAAATCATATTTTTCTTGTGTAGTTGGAGTTTTATCACCAAATGTTTCTTCCCATTTAGCTAAAATTTCTTCTGCACCAAATTGAGATTCTTCTGTACCAAAGTTATCATCATCCATATCAGAATAGATTTGGTCATTTTCTATTTCACCTGCTTCTAAGTCAGCAGCAATTCCTGAATTCCTTGAATCCATAAAATTTTCGTATATTTTTAAGTATTTCATAATATTTTTTATTTTTTGTAGTTGAATTTTTCAAACTTTACAATAACTTTTATATTTTCATTATCAATAGTCATTGTATTAGGTATCATTGCTTTATCTAAACCTGCTTTAACAAAATCTTCTTTTGTTACAACTTTAGTATTTCCAGTATTATCTATTAGATTATATTCGTAGTTTTCTTGTTGTATAATATTACCTTGTTTATCTAACTTAGTAACATTTTCTATTCCAATAACTTTATTATCCATTTCAGGTTCTTTTGCATTAAATTCTACAGGTTCACTCCATTTTAAATTTAAGTTAAAAGCAACTCCAGATAAGTCTGTTATAATTTTATTTTTAAACATATCAACATATCTTTGTCCTACATAAGGCTCAACCTTACATTCTCCAAATACATTTGATATAGAACCAATTCCACCATGTCCACCTGATACAGTAATCTCATCTTGACCAATAGTTGTATCTGGTGAGTAGTAACCTAAGTGTTTTTGAAAATTTCCTAATAATTCAGTCATATACTTTCCTAAATCATTAACTACTTGACCATTTTTCAATACAGGTAGCTCACCTTCCATTTCTTCCATTTTCTTATAAGAACATACTTGTAATGTCCCACCATATTGTAATAGTATGAATTTAGGTAAAGAATCTAATTTACCATCCATAAAGTCTCTTTCAACAATAGTTCTTGCTCTTAAAGCATTTGCCCAAGTTCCTGTTGGTACAAAAACTAAATCACCAATTTTTTGATAACCATCAACTCTTATAAGATTACCTCTTTTAAATTCCTGTATAAATTCTGCTTGAGATGTAAATGTTTTTTTATTTGTATTTAATCCTCTTGTTCTTTTTTGCATTTCACCTAATCTCCATTTAGAATCTTCAATGAAATCTTTCTTTTGTCCTCTTTTCCATCCACTTGCAACAACATTATGTTCTGGGTAAACTTTTTTCATTACATTAAAGATAGAATAAATAGATGCATCTGGACAATTCTCTATAACTGATATAATTGTTTTTGAGTCAGATCTTTTTATAAATTGATTAAATGCAGCACCAAACTCTAATCTTTTTTTATCTGATTTTTTAATATCAGATAAATTAAAATCTAATAATCTTTGCCAATCTACTTTATAGTCTTGATATTTAGCAGAGTCAATCATATCAATAACATCCAATGTTAATGAGTCTTGTGGAACTCCCAAAGATTGACAGATTGCTTCATATGCAGAACCTGTTTTCTTTTTCTGTACTGGTGAAGATTTATATCTTTCCAATTCCTCTGGTGTAAAAATACCATGGTGATCCAAGTAATAGTCAACCATTTCATCTCTTTCATCACCTGGCATATTTGCAAAGTCTAATACAACATTGATTAATTTAGGATCCAAAGTTGTATATTTCCAACCTTCTGAATAATTTAAAATACCATACTTAACAATAGTAAAACCAGCATTAACTAAGTATTTTTTAACTTCAATTGCAGAAAATATACCATCCATATCATCATGAGTATATAGTGCAACTTTCTTACCTTCTTTACCTCTTTTTAGCCAGTATTCTTCTGATTTTGGAAGTCTTGGTGATGCTTCTTCTTTAATTAAATTAAAGCTATTGAATTTTTCTATTTTTTTCATATACTATATATTAAATTATTTTATAGCTTTTTTATGTTATTGGTCTTATATTATCAATCTTCCAATTACCATCATCTAACTTTCTTAAATCTAAGAAGTAATGCTTTGAATCTTCATCATCTTCATCAAACTTAAATTTCTTGGATTCTTCAAATGATTTCAATTCTATACCTTTTATTTTATCAGGATCTATCTCAATATTATATCCAACAACTAAATTTTTGATAATAATATTATTATCAAAATCAACTAAACTATCTTGGTACCTATGTCTACCAATTTCAATTCTTTTTCTTAGAACAATAAAATATCTTTTTTCTATATTTTTTATTGGAAAATTAATTATACTATCAATCCATTTATCATCCTTTTTAATAATAGAACCATCCTGCACATATAATTCAAGTCCTACTTGATTTGTCTTTTCTTTTATTGTCTTTAATACATTTGGAAAATTACCATGTCTTGTTCCTTCTGATGTGAACCAATCTGATAATTTATCAAAAATATACATAAGATTCAATACTCTTTTCTTATCTACAATAATCTTATTTGTATAGTTAAAAATATTAGTTATTTTATTTGTCTGAACTTGTTCTTCATATTCATCTAAATAACCCGCATTCATAGTTTTATATCTATAAGGTTTTATTCTATATTTGTGTGATAATTTATCACCATCAATTTCAAGTTTAAATACAGATGAAGAATTGTCTCCAAGATAACCTGTCATCATTTTATTTCTAGTTAATGATATTTTACCATCACCTGCTTTATAAGATACTATCTTATTATTATCTAATATATAATTTAACTTTTCAATATCAACTATATGATATAGATTACCTAAATTTTTTGACTCTAAAAATAATTTAATATATTTCATTATTTTTTACCATAACCTTTTACTGCTTCTTTATCACCACCTTTATCATCTTCGTCAAATGTAGTATCAAAGAAGTTATCATTATCTTTAACCACTTTAACCTCTGAATCCATTGTAGCATAAGGTCCAAGGTCTCCTGAACGAAATACACCACCATACATATCACCATTAAGATAACCATTCATAAAGTAACAATTTCTTAACTCACTTTGCTCAACTTTACAATTAAGTATTTTTGAATTATCTGCATCTGAATGTTGTAATTTACTTTTAGAGACCTGTGAGTTTTTAATTTCAGAACCAATAAAATAACAATCTTCAAAGATTCCCTCAACTTGACAATTTATTAAATCATAATTTCTAAGTGTTGCAGATGTTCTAAAATTAGCATCTACAATTTCAATGGTCTGTTTTTCAATAACATAGTTTATTATACACTCTTTTAAGTCTTGTGTAGATTCAATTAAATTGAAAATTCTACTATATATCTTCTCATAGTAAGTAGAAACAATATCATAGTTATTATCTTGATTTATTTGTAATTGAATAGTTGGAAAGTCAACAATAAAGTTATCATATTTAGATAAGTTTTTATAATTACCAATGTTATCTTCTAAGAACTCTTCTAATTTTGCAGTATCTTCTGATGTAAATAAAGCATCAATTGATTCATAAGTATTTATAATAAATCTTTCCATAAAGTAGATTAATTGACCTAAGTTCTTTTCAAAGTCTTTACCACCAATATATCTAAACTCTAATCTTTGTGTTTCTTTATCATTATTAATATTTAAAAAGTTTATACCATAATATTTATCATTTGGAAGTCTTAAATTATTCTTAACAACTGAAATTGGAATATTAAAAAAGTCATACTCTTTAAATGGTATTATCTTTTTAATTGTTTTTGCATAAACATTATCTTTTCTTGATGGATAATATCTATAGATTTCATCCTCATCAGTATTTAAAATAAGTTTTAATATATTCAAATCATTCAAGTTTTTATCACCATTAAATGATAAGTTAAAGTGAATTGAACACTTTTCATTAGTATAACCATAAGTTTGTATGAATTTTATTATTTTAATTAAATAAAATTTTGCATCATAATAATCCATTGGCCCAGTTACTAACTCAATCATATTTGAACCTCCTGATAAGTCAGGTTCAATCTTGAAGTTACTTTCATCTGGTGTAAAGTCTGAGTGATATTCTCTAAAACCCCAAACTTTAACAGGTGTAAGTTGTTGATTTAGAAGTTCTAAAGTTTTATAGAAAGAAAGGTCTTTCATATAAAACTCAAACTCCATCCCCAGAATGCTGTTCTTTAACTTACCTGATTGATTTAAAAACTTATCACTATATTTCTCCATTTCTTATATATTATTTTTAATTAATGGTATTTGAATATAAATCCTAATAATATTCTATACTTACCTTTCCCACTTAAATCAACATTGGTATTATTTTTTGAAAATGTAGATATATTACCTCTTGAAATATTATAAAAGTCTGCACATTCCTTGGCAAAATCCCAACATTTAATTAAATTATTATCAGTATCATACTGATACAACTTTTTTGCTCTTGGATTATTAACACCATCATAAACACCAATCTTTTTATTAGACATAATACTTTTGGATATTTCTTTATGTTTTTTACCATACATAGAGTTTTTTTCACCAAATCTATCAATATTTGATAATATTTCTATTGTTTCCAAAGTATGATTTTTACCATAAAAATGATTTTTATTACCTAACATTCTAATAGATCTTTTCTGTTTATCTTCCTCTGTATATTTATATCCTGATACACCTTCACCACCTATTGTCATATTTAATAGATTAAATCCCCAACTTCTATATAATGATATATAATGTTGTTCCCAAAAAGAATAATTACTTTCATCACAAACATCAACAATTTCTATATTGATATTTTTAACCTTTCTAATCCAGTTTGATTTATGTGTATTATTTTTATAGGATTCATTTATATGTTGTCTTAATCTTTTATTTACATTAAATGTTCTACCAACATATCTAATATCATCATTAGAACTCAATGTATAAATATACACTTCTCTACTCATCACTCTTCTTAATTTTATCTATATAAATATATCTGCCTGATGGAGTTAGTTCTACTTCTATCCATCCTCTTTTAACCCAATTACAAAGAGTATTTCTTGTAATTTTGTATTTTTCTAATATTTCTTTTGCCTTCATATAGTATATATTAAAATATTATATACACTTTTGTATATTTTTGTATATTTATTGATAATAAAGGGAACTTGTATTCTCTAATATATAAACAATGATAGTTAAAGAAGAATCTAAAATGAATTTTTTTTGTGTGTATTGTCGCACTCGTAAGAAATTTGACAAATTTGTAAAAGTTAATGCTATAAAAAATAAATATATTATAGACATTAATAAGATAATGGCAGAAGAAGAGGTTGATTTTAATGATGATAAAACATACTTAAAGATTATCATATTTAATAAAATACAACAAGCAATAGACAAAAAGAAAGACATATACTACATTCCAGACTTTGATAATGAATTCTCAATAGAAAAGCTCTTAAACCTTAAAAAGATACTTGGAGAAAATAATTTCAATGTTTTAATATTCTACAATGAATTTCGAAGAAACCCAGAAGTAATTGATGATGTTTTTTCAAATTTATCAAAATTTTCAAATTCTCAGATAATACGTGACTATTAACTATTAATATATACTAAAAAATATATTTAGTTATGGCAATTTTAGGAGGTTCACCACTTGGTTTAATAGGGGTAAGAAGTACACCAGTTCAATCTACAGGTATGTCCACATTTAATGGAGGTTCCAGTCGTAATATTAATGTAGATAAATATAATTCTGGTAGAAATCCAGATGAAAGTAAAAAAGGTACTGAATCACTTCTAAGTGGAAAAGCAGTCATATCACCTTATGGTAATATTGGTCTAATAGGTACTGATAATGGAGGAGGAAGTGGTATGGATAAGTCATTGTATGGTGGTATTAATAAAGATACCTTACATAATAATGCAGTTTATGATACAAGTTTATTAAATATAATAGAAAGATTATCAAGCACCGAAGCTGCTCTAAGACCTGGTGATTTTGCATATTTAAAAGATGTTGGTGTTTTTCCTAATAATAGATTAATGATTGCAAGAAGATTTTTATCTCCACATGGTGATAATATTTATGGTAAATTCAAAGGAGTTTCATCAATACCTACCTCAATTTTAATTTCATGGAAACCTCAAGATGAAGACTTTGTTGAAGTTTCATTTGGTGAAGAATGGCAGGATGCAAATGCAGATTTTACAAATGTTTTAAATTCTTTAGGTGAGGATTTTGGTGCAAAAGGAAAATTAAAAATAGGTGATACAGGAAATGCAGCATTTAATATAGTTTCTTTACCTGGATTCACTGAAACAATACAAAGAAATATTTTGACACAAATGGGAATTTTGGATAAAGATGGTGTAGATAAACCTTTACCATCAGGAAATCCAAATCTTATTAAAGAAGCCAAAAGAAGAAAGAATATTCCATATACTGATGCTGGCTCTGGTTTAAAATGTAAAGTTTCTATAAAAATGACTTGTGTTTATGAACAAAAGTTTATTTCTGGAATAGATCCAACAATAGTTTTTCAAGATTTGATTATGAATATTTTAAGATTTGGTACATCTAAAAGTGATATATATGGATTAAGTAAAACATTTGCAACAAATGTTGAAAAATGGATAAATAATCCAAGTACATTAGCAGAAGATTTTACTAAATATATAACAAATGCATTAACTAAATTAAAAGAGGAAATTAAAACCGCAATAAATGGTTTCTTTGGTGATGAAGATAAGAGTGAATTTGATACAGAAGGTAATGCAAAACAAAAAACTGCAAAAGAACAAGCTGATGAAAAAAATGCAGCACTTAAAAAAAGTAAAGATGCTGCTCTACAACAATTTGATAACTTATTGGCAAATGTTGGAACTGCAATAAAAAAAACAATTCAAAAATATAGATTAGAAATAGAAGGTATTGCAAGAGCTTTAAGTGGTATGCCATCCACACCTTGGCACATAACAATTGGAAATCCTTTAAGGCCAGTATTTTGTGCAGGAGATATGTATATGGATTCAGAAGTTTCATTGAAATTAGGTCCTACATTGGCATTTAATGATTTACCATCTAGTATAACTGCAGATTTTACATTAACTAATGCCAGAAGTTGGGGATTACAAGAAATTGCAGCCAAATTTAATGCAGGAAGTTTAAGAGTTAGTAATGGACTAAAAGACCAAAATAGTTTAAAACCTGGTGAAGTTTTGGCAAATGGTAAAACAGAAGATGGTGAACTATACAATAAAAGTGGATTAGGTACTGCTAGTAATACAGGTACTACAAGTGTTGCAGGTAACTCAGCTCAAACATCAACCTCAAATGTGAAAAAACCTGCAGAACAAAAACCAACTATAGATAGTGTTCCTGTTGTAGCAACTGTACAAACAGAAGAACAAGCAAGGGAAGCAACACTTAAAAAAGATAAACCTGTTGTATATGGTGGTTTACCTACATATACTCCTATTCCAAGTAATGCATCAACTTCATTAGCACAAGTTAATAATTCTGCAACACAAGTAACAGGAACAGTGACATCTACACAAGCTACTGCAGCAGCAACAACTAAAGAAGGTGCTGCAGGTGAACAAATAAATAAAGATGCAACAAGTCCAACACCTGTTAGTGTACAGAATATTGATTTCTCTAGATTTAGATTATAAAAAAATTAATTAACAAATGGATATAAAGTCATTACAAGAAGGAGTAAAGAGAAATAATGAAACTGGATTATATAATCTATTTACCCCAACATTTATTTACAATTCAAGTATAGCATTGGATCAATATACAATTACCAAAGATGATGAGATGAGAATTGATTTAGTTTTTTCAAAAATGTATTCAATTGAAATGTCTATGATGAGTAATTATTTACAAGATATAGATGTTATATTATATATCAATAATATTGATAATCCATTGAATATAAAAGAAGGTATGATATTAGATTATCCAATAATAGGAGAGATTGAAAACTTTAGATATTTACCATCAGATACAATAGTTGATAACTCAATAACTAGACAATTAGGTACACCAAATACACCAAATAAAACAACAAGAAGAGATGCATCAAGACAAAATTATATTGAGAATGATTATTCTTTATCACCAGTTGTTTTAGATACACCAAGAGAACCAGTAAGAATAGTAGATGGTAGATTTTCAATAGGAGGATTATAATATGAAAGAGATTAAATCAGTAAGAGTAAGAAGAACTAATGTAAAGTCAGGTACTTTAGATATTAAGGTAACTTTATATGAAGATAAACGTACATTTGGTGTAGATGATAGAGTACTTGTAGGTTTTAATAATGATAGACCTGTTTGGATTGAAACAACTTATAGATTAAAAGGAATTTTTAAAGATTTTACAGACGATCAATTTATAACAGACTTCATAGATATGAATGCTAGAAGTGAAGGTGGTGGTAGTGAATATGAAGTAATACAAGATCCTTGGGAATTAAAAGTTCCTATTTGGAGAAAGTATGGATTTGATCCATATTACTTAAATAATGGTGCTGAAATATATATAAATTGGACTGATGAGAATAATATGGTAGTTGGTGGACTTACTTATAGTGATGATAAAGGTAAAGAAATAAATACAACACCAACAATAACTAAAAGTCACTGGATTGTTGGTGTTGGTGACCCATCTAAAGAACAAAACAATTTATTACATTTAACAAAGAATAATGAAATTGACTATAGAAAATTAGTTGATGTAAAAGAATATGGTGGTTTAGTACAAGATATTTATATAATAGAAGATATTATTTCTGCTTGGAAAAGAAAAGTTCCTAATTATGATGAATTGGCACTTTGTTCTCCAAATAATGAAAGTTGTTCTATTATACCTTATAAAAGTCCAATGAAACCAATAGAACCTGAACCATTACCTACAAATGTAGTTGTAGCTAATGAAACACCTAAAGAACCAATAATAGTTGTACTTCCTGAATCTGTAAAGGTCAAAATTGATACAACATTTAAGATATTTATAGGCAAAAATAAAGAACTTATTGAAAATCAAACTGTATTACAAGATGATGAAATTACTGATTTATCAGATGAATATAGTGAGGAACCATTTGCAGGGGTTGAAGAAGAGGAATTGAAATTACAAGAACAAATAAGTTCTGGACAAGAAGATAGTGATAGTCAATTGGTTGAACCAGGTACACCTGCTAATATAAGAACATTTAATAATCTTGATTCATTATTAAGACTTGCAGGAGAATGTGCAAGAGAATTAGGTAAGAATCCAAGAGTTAATTATGAAAATCTTAGAAGTGGTTATATAAAAGGTGTACATGGTTTATGTCCACAAGGTACACTGTCAGTTCTATATGCACTTACAGGTATTAAGAAAGTTGGTACAATAAGAGGAAATGCAAATACATTCTCAATGAATGGTAGTAATTCATTTATAGGAACTGGATATTTTAATAATAAATTAAAAATATCAAAAGATTATTTCAACTCACCAGATAAATGGCAAATAGGTGATGTAGTTGCAGTTGATTATACTGGTGGTAAACCTTATGGACACATACAAGTATGGACTGGTTTCAAATGGTTAAGTGACTTTACTCAAAATAAATTACAAATATCTAATGTTGATTGGAGTTCTGTTGCTCTTCATAGAATGAATGATAAAGGTCTTGATGTTGTTAAAAAACAATCACAATCAATTGTTTAACCTCTTTCAAGTTTAAGTTGATTGAAATCTTGTAATGCTTGTTCTCTTAAAGTCTTCTCAAGTTTAGATAAGTCTGTATCAGTATATGTTTCACTCTTAATATCTCTACCATTAGTACTTGTTAGTATTGATGTATAATTTCCAGGTTTAGTATCTTTTGTAATAATCCAATCTACTTTAATATTATTATCAACTGATAATTCACTATTCACTTTTTTACCAACTTCCCAATCTATAGCTGGATTATTTGGTAATTCAGTTGTGGTGTTATTTGCAATAGTTGCTTCTGTTTCATCCACAGGAACAAAAGATTCAAACTCACTTGCTCTACAAAGTGTATATGTAAATACAGCTTTATTTGATAACTTAACTTGTTTATCACAAAAATCCAAAAATTGGTCATATTGAGTTGAGTTTTTAAATACATGAGCTCCACCAGAATAATTAAACACATAATCTGCAATACCATTACTTGACCTATGAATTAAAACTATTGACTTTGCTTTAATTTTGTTTGACTTATAATTATATTTATCAGTACTATCATTAATATGAATTACACATTCACCAACTTTTAAACATCTATCTGTTTTATATGGTGTTGTACTGGCATCAACTATATAAGTATCTAATTTTAACTGATCAACATATTGTCCTAATGCTAACATTCCAACACCATCTGGTAATGAAGTTGTTTTAGGAACAAATCCAGGTAATGTAGTTACTTGATATTCTAATAACTCCCAATTCCCACTTTCATTTTTAAAGAATAGATTTAATGTATCATCAAACTTATTACTAACTTCACCACTATCTTTATTAGGTGATTGCATAGAAACTATATTTAAAACTCCTATATCCTCATAAACACTATATCTCTTAGATTTTAAGAAACTTATCATCTTATCTATTTTTGGATTAGATGTAGGAGATGATAAAGGTTCATTTACTGGATTTGTATTAGCAGGTGGTAAAGCTGATGTAGTTGTAGGTGTAGGTGTTGCAACTTGTGCAGATGCAGTACTACCACCTGCAGCAGTTCCACCAACTGGTGTTACTGGTTTATTAATTGCAGGTTCAACATGTTTGTCATCATACTCTTTCTTAGGACCTTCAACTGGTTTAAAATCTTCATTAGTCTTTTTAGTAAGATTATTTTCAACTTTTGTTGAATTCCAAGCATCTCCTAATTGTGGATTATCTTCTCTTTTTGTATTTCTTACTGTACTAACTTTATTATTATCAACAATATTAACATGATGTGATAAGAAAACTGGATCTCTTTTAGCTTTATATTTCATTAAAACTTGTATCATTGCTGGATTAGTAACAACTGGTGCACCTAAGTTTCCTAAATAAGGACCACCATTGTTACCCATTAAATTATCTACAAACTCATCAAACCAATCCATCCAGTGATTACCTAAGATAGCTTGTTGACCTGCTGTAGCATCACCAATATTAACATGTCTATTGTTATCTTTTAAGTTAAAATCAATAGTATTCTCAGTTATATTAACATTATTGTATTTATGATCTAATTTTAAACCTTCTTTATCATTAACATAAACTTGTGTTTTATGATCAAATAAAAGAGATTTCATAGAAATATAATCTGTAGCAGACAATGAAGTTAATTTCTTTTCTAAATTTACATTGTAATGGTCTGATGAAATAAATTCTGGTTTGTACTCATCACCTTGGTCAAAAACTACAAGAAGCACTTTACCTTTTTCTGGAATGTTAACAACATTCCCATTAAGATCTTTCCAAGCAGTTGCAAAAGGAATATCTTCTACTTTTAAGTTATCAAAAACATCTAAAACTCTTACTTTAACACGTCCCAATCTTTTTGGATCATAGTTATCTTCAACAACTCCAACATATGTTTTATTTGCTTCTACTTTTGCCATAAATAATTTATTATTTTTGTCATTTCTATATCAATATTTTGATTATATTTTATTCTAAATAGTCTAATATTATTATCAATACAAAACTTATTCTTAATATTATCATTCTTAATATGATAATCTAATTTAACCTTACCTCCAAATCTTTCAATTTCCTTAAAGTGCATTTCACCATCATATTCAATACAAACATTAAAATCAGTTAAGTAGAAGTCAAATGGTAGTTTATATTTATTAAAACACCCATCAAATTTATATTCTCTGATATATTTTATATTATTTTCATTTAAAATTTGTGAAATTTTTAACTCACCTTTTGATTCATTACAAGATTTACATCCTTTTCCTCTAATATGTGAGGATGCAAGTTGTCTAAACTTACCATGTTTTGGACATATTATATCTACAAAATCTCTTGCATTTTTATAGTCAGTTATAGAATAATCATACTTATTTAGGTGTTTAAGATTCGATTTATCAATAAAAGATTTTGTGGAGTTTTTATTAAGTGTTGATTTTTCCAATCCACACTTTTGACAACCTCTTTTTTTATCCTTATGATCAGTAGGTTTTTGACTAAATACTCCATGTATTGGACAAATTATATCAACAGGTTTATTATATGATTTATAATTGACTAAGGAGTAATCATAAAAGTCATTATGTATTACTTTACACTTATCTACAAATTTCTGAGTATCATTAAAATATCCTACCATAGAATTATATATTAAAATACTTATCTTCTGGTAAAACTACTAATACCTCCATTTAAGAAACTACTAAGAGCACCACCTGCAAAATCAACCAATTCATTTCTAACATCATAAAAGAATCTATCAGAAACATTACTCATTGCATTTCCAAGAGCACCTTGGTCTGGAGTATAAACATTTTTAGGTGGTCTAACTCCTTTTCCACCAACAAATTCAATACCTAATTTATTAATAGTTCTGGATAAAAGATTAATTCTATTATTTACAAGATTTGCAATTTGTACCTTAACATTACTTTTAGTTGATTCTTTTATTCTATCAATAAAGTTCATTGGGGAATTAGAACCTTTAAGATTCTGACTTAATGATTGAACACCTTTCTTACCAGCATCTTTTAATCTATCTATAAAACTTGGATCCTTTAAGTTATTTTTAAGACTTTCTAATCCACCTGCCTGAGCACTTAGATTTTTACCTATTGTATCTAATTTTGCCTTTTGTTCTTCTTTTAATTTAGCTAATCCACTTTCAGTTTTTACCAAAGGTGCACTATCAAGTTTTATAGCCTCTAAACCACCTACTCTCTCACTTGCTGTTGTATCTACTGGTAATCCAGTTCCATAACTATTTATAAGAAATGGAGATGCAACACCATTTTGTCTGAATTTATTACCACCAACAGTATAAAATTTTGGAATTGATGTATCTATAGATGATGATGTATTTCCTCTACTTCCTCTCTCACCTGGATTACCAACTTTCCATATTGCACCACCATCATAACCAACATATTGTCCAAATCCATTACTACCTTCCATAAACTTCTCAAATTTAACAGTAGAGTATTTAAAATCAAATTCTAAAGTAGTTACATCATGTGTTTTTGGGGTATCACTTAAATCTATTCCTGTAGGATGTGGCATTGAGTTAAAATAAAATTGACACTCTTTTAATGAGTAAACATATCTAGATAAGTTGTCTTTTATAACTTCTAAATCATTAGAATCTATGGCTTTCCTAACTCTATTAAAATTTCTAACCTCTGATACAATAATATCACAATTAAATCTCAATAAGTTCTCAGGAACTAAACTTTTACCATTAGGTTTTGACCAATACATTAATTTATATAGATGTGCTAATGTACCTAAACTCATTGATACATCCTCAGAAAAGTCTAATTTTATAACATCTTTTCTATAATCAACTAAATATTTCTTTGTATCTGGTGTATTACTCTCACTTAAAAGATTAAGTCCTTCAACTTTCTTTAAGTAATGACTCATATAAGCTTGTCTACCACTTTGAAATAGTGTTTTTGGACTTTCACTATTTGAATATCCAGTTTTAGTTTTACTTAAATTTACTTGTTCATTATTTATAGTAATTGTTCCAACTGTTTTGAAAAATTTTATAAATTGTTGTTTAAAATCTTCATATACAGGTATCTTACTTTTTATTTCACTTATCATCTTATAATTATTAAGAAAGTCTGCAACTGAACCATTTAATAATGGTGAGCTAATACCATCAATAACAATCTCAAATCCAAAAACAATAGGATCATTATTTTCAAATGGAGTATTTTTAAATTGACTTAATCTTAAATCAGATGCACCATTTATTGGATTTTCAATAGGTGTTAAATTATTAAGAATTTGTAAACCATGTTTAAAGTAGTCAGTACCAGCATCATTAAATATCAAATAGTTATCTCTTGTACTATAAGGTGATATTTTTAACTCATCTCTTGTCTTTGGTAAATTTTTACTTTCTTCAAATCTTGCTCTTGTATCTATAGGTATTAATCCATTCTCAGTTATCTTTTGACCCATCCAATCTACATACTCATAATTTATGAGTTTTCTACCAATAATTGTTGTATTATTAGGTTCTTTGAAATCTTTATTAGGTGGGATTAATAATGGTGGTAAGAATCCAATAGAGTTACCAAGACCTGGATTAACGGTTGTTTGTGGCCAAGGTTGTCCATTTTTTATTATATTCTCTAAATTAGATTTCAAGTCACCTGCTTTTTGAACTGCTAATGCAGTTTCAGAAGGTACAGGTGTTAATGAATTTGCAGAATTTACTGCATCTGTTGTTGAAGGTATATCTGCCATATAGTATATATTAATTTTTTATGCATATCTTGACCCATCTTGTGAAATTTCACCCCAAATTTTATCAAATTTTTGTTGTCTATCATTCAATCCATTAGTACCACCATTAACTCTTCTAGTCACCAATTCAACAACTGATGAAGATGAACCTTTTAGTGCAAGATTTGTTATATTTCTAGATAAAAACTTCCACCAATAACAAGCAGCATCTGCAGAATACTTAGTTGCAACTAAATCAGGATTATTTAAAACATTGTCTAATCCTTTTGAAACTAAATATTTGCTATATGCCTCATAGTTTGCTCTTCCAGTTACTTGAATAAAACCTCTTCCTTTGTATTTAGGTCCATCACCAGGATTTGTGTTACCTAAATCTCTTCTTCCTTCATATGCTTTACCACTTGCAAGTTCAGATTTGTAAACATAATTACCACTTTCATGTGCACATTGTGCCAAAAAGTGGGCTCTTTCAAGTTTACTTGTTATGCCATACTTTCTCATTGCTACTATAAGTTCATTTGGTGGTGATTTTAATGGTTTACCTAACTTTTGAGCAGCTTTGGCATTTTCCTTAATTATCTTAACCTCTTCTGGTGGTAGTTCTGCAAGTACTTCTGCAGGATATATTTGTTCTATACTTGCAAGTAATAATTGGTCTTCTTCTGAACCAGCAAATATATCTTCTGTATATTCCGTATCAATAGTATCTTGTTCATCTCCATATACAAATGTATTATCTACTTTTCCAGTAATTGTTAAATACCCAATTTCAGAATTATAAAAAGTATCTTTAATTTGAACATCAAATGTATATTCTCTTGGTTCTGATGAAGTTGTAGTAGTTAAAGAACTAGTTGGTGCTGTCACTGAACTTGTTGTGGTAATCTCAGGACCTGTTGATAATGATGACGCACTAGGACCAGTTGGTTGAACAATTACCTCATCGTATTTTAAATCAATAGAGAAACCATATCTATAAGAAAAGATTGCTTGTAAATCTGTTAAACTTGTGTTCAATACATCTGATTCATCAATAGAACTAGTTGAAATATTTTCTACTTCTGACTTTACATATATTTCACTATTTAAGACTGGTAAGTTTGTTATTGGATTTATAAATGGATTTGGTAGATTATTCAATCTTGCTTCCGTTACCCAGTAAAACCTATCAACTTTTGTATCTTGTGATTTACGAGTTTCTGTTGTAAGATATAATGTACCTTGAATCTTATTCTCATTATCACTTTTTGGATTTTTTACACTAATTTTATAATCTGACATTTCATATTCTTATTTTTTATACATTTTTTATAATTGCATTAACTTCATTTCCATTTACAGAAATGCTTGTAATCTTTAAAGTGTATTTTTTACCATCTTTACTTTCTACATTATATATTTCACCAACTTTGTAAACACTATTTGGAGGTAATGAAACATTCTCAGGTGTTGATTGTGTCCCAGGTGTTGGATTTTCATTATTTTGTGTATTAACTTCTGGTTTAGCAGATGAATTGTTTTGTTTAATCTCATCAGGTGTTTTACTAAGTTCTTTTCTTACACACTTAACTTGTTGTTGTAACTTACCACCTGCCCAATTATATGAAATATCAATTATCATCCATTCACCACTAAGTCTTGCTTGATTTGGATCAGGATTTGATGGTGTATTTTTTTCACTAATAAATGCAATCTGAATTTTTTGAAATTTATATAGGTTAAAATTTGGATTACCCATTTCTAAATCAACAGATATTCTAACCATATTATCCAAGTTAACTTGATTCTGTGTTTCAGAATAGTAATAATTCTTATGAACATTTTCAGTATCCATTTTACCTGAATACTTTGTTCTAAAATTCTCTTCCATTGCTTTACCATCACCAGGTGCTCCCTTTAATGAGATATTTTTATCTTGATCTGCACTTTGTGAATCAACATCAAAAACCAAAAATTGTTTTGATATACTATCATATGATTTTGTAGTAGTAAAATAACCTTTTCTAGTAGATATTTTAGTTGAATTATTTATCACTGTATATTTTCTAATATAAAATGGACTCATATTTGCACCCTTGTCAGTTGTCAATATCATTCTCTCAATTTTGTCTTTTTGACTATCATCACTTAAATGATTTATACCTGTTGATGCCAAACCAACATCATTACTTATATCTCTTAACCATTCTTTTTCAATATCAACATAGTTGAAACAATAATAAAAATCTATATATCCCAAGACATATGATGTATCAGATATATATGAGTGGTTTATTATACCTGCTAAAAATTCTTTAAATACAACACCATGATTTACCCAATTCATACTATCAACAGTATTTGTAATATTTGAATTAAATCCTAGTTGTAACTCATTTGATATAGTTCTCAATGATTCAAATGAAGTTCCTTTGTAACTTTTATAATTTATTTTATAAAAATCTCTAAGGTCAATACTACCAGTTATTGTATATGATAATCCTTTATTCTCTTGAAAGTTTATAACTTTAAACTTCATATGAATAGATTTTAAGTTTTTTGAACCTGAATTTAAAAATATTTCAAATTTTGTATCATCTAATGGCATTCCTTCTGTTTTCATGAAACCAACAGAATCAACAAAATTTAATATAGCCTTTGGAGTTACTCCATCATAATACAATTTAAGTGATTTAATTTCAGAAACACCTATTTGATAGGAATTATACCAAACAAATGGTGTAAATCCCAAACCAGTGCCTACTTCTTTATCATGTTTATTATCATTACCATCAAATTCAATAGGTCTTAGAACAATAGTTGGTTTATCAATCTGTGCAATTATAGGTCTTGTACCTTCTATTGGTTTTTGTTCTTCACCTCTTGACTTTTCTTGTGCAATAACCTCATCAGAAGTAACACTTACACTTATATCTTTAGTTTCTACTAATTCAGAATTGGTACTTATAGTAATAACATAATCACCAGGAGTATCAAATTGTATTCCATCAAAATTTATAAATCCATTTACAATTTGTTTATCAGTAACTCCAATAATCTCACCAGGTCCACTTTTTTTAATAAGTGTTACTTTTACACCAGTTGCATCAAAGTTTGAACTTGTGGCACCAGTCTTGCTTGAAGTTGCTGAAGTAGGAACTGATTGAGTTGGACTTGATTGTGTAGGTGTTGCATTTACTGACTCATACTTGAAATCAGTTGTTATACCATACTTTACAGAAAACATATCTTTAAATGTTAATAATACAGTATCTGCCAATTTATTTTTATCAGATGTGGCAGGAACTGGATTTCCAATATAATCCAAAGAACCTGTGTTATTTTGAACTAAAGTATTAGTAACAGGATTAGTAAAAGGATTAGGTAAATTATTCAATACTGCCTTTGTAGTAATATCTGGTCCATTTGAAACAAATGAAATAGAACCCTCAATTTTATTATCATTATCACTTTTTGGATCCTTTATTGTAATTTTATAATCACCTACTTGATTACTTGATGGATTAGAAATAGATTGAGATTGAGTAGCACTCTGAGTTGCTGATTGTACAGGCATATTATAATTTTCACCTGCTTCAATAAATGCATCATATAAAACTTGTATAGTAGTATAATGATCATTTGCAATTGAACCAAAATTTCTTTTAAAGTTTTCAACAAGGTCATCAAAACTTTCATCCAAAGTTGAAGGTGTCTTAAAATCTGAAATTTTTATTTTTCCAACATTCATTTGTGATAATGCTGAACTCATAAAATTATCAAACCATTTCTGACCACCAAAATCTTTAGCTTTGTTATAATAATTAATAAATGTGATTGCTTTATAGTTCTTATCTAATTTATTATAAAGTTCTTTAGTTGTAGTAGATGCTTGACTACTATTTAATATAGAAACTACACTAAGATAAACAGGATTAACTGTTGTACCACCTATTACTAATTCAGGCAATACTTTTGTACCACCATCTTCATTTGGGAATATATAAGCCAATAATTTACCAATTGTAGTAGTTGCAGCATTTGGCCATCCAGAAGTGTTTAGTTCGGTTATTGCAATTGCCTGAACTCTGGCAGTTTTATATATGGTTTGTTTATCAATTTGAGTATTTATATTCTCTTGTATCTTTGATGAATAACCATCTACAAAATCTTGTATTTTTGACATTACATAATATTAATTTTATCTATTATATATTATTATAGGGTCACTACAAATTAATTTTTATTTCTTTATAAGGATATTTTCTCTTAATATAGAAACCTTTACGTTCTAAGTAATGTTTGTAAAGTATATTATTCAAATCATTTGGATCAAAAATATCAACTAAATCAAATATATTAACCTTTTCCTTATCAGTATGTAAACGTAATCCACGACCAATACTTTGTATAATGATTTGCTCTGACTTAAATGAATCAGTAAATATAACATTGAAAATTGCATTGATACTTACACCAGTAGAAAGTGTACCAAAAGAAGCAACAAGTACTCTAACTTTACCATCAGTAACTTCCATCTCCTTTTTTATAACCTCTCTTTTTCTACCACTAATCTCACCATCAATATAAAAGAACTCTTTATCAGGTAATTCATCTTTTAATTTTTGATATATCTTTTGACCATTATCAATAGTATGAAATAATAATAAAGTATTATTACTACACTTATCAACTATTTTTTTAATAAACTCTAATCTTTTCTCTGATTGATGTGCATAAGATTTCTCAAAATCAAATGCAGATTTACCATCACCTGCTTTTCTAATCATTTTCAAACGCTCTGCAAATTCTAAGTCATTATGATTCATTATAACTGCCTTTATATCCATTGGAGTAATAATACCCTTCTTCTTTAATTCATCAGCAGAAACCTCTGTTATTTTAGGTCCTAAGACAGATTGAATAGTTAGTATCTCACAAGTTTCATCAGTAGGGAAAGTACCAGATACTCCAAATCTTGAATAAGCTTTATTAAAAGTAGATTCCAATATAGATGTAATGGTTTTTGCCTTAGCACCATGTGCTTCATCTGTTGCAATTGTGTGGAATTGTTCAAAGAATGTTTTAGGCCATTTCTCTAAAGATTGATAAGTACCAATATAAACATTAGGATTTTCAGTACCAGAGAACTTTCTTGGTCTATCAGACATTACCTCTTCCACTCTAACATCACAAGGTAGATGATCTATACCTTCTAAAAGCCAAGTTAATTTTTTATCTCTCATCTCAATTAGATTATTAACTCCATAATTATATTCTATTATATTATCATAAAATTGTGTTACAAGTGTAATAGAAGGTACTATAATAAGAAATTTAGCATCTGGTTTAATATGTTTCAAAGTGTAAAACATAACTATTGATATGATTAAAGATTTACCACCAGAAGTTGCTACCTCTGCCATACAATATCTATTCTTTAAAATTTTGTATGCTGCTTCAATTTGGTGGTCATAGGGCATAAAAGGAACTATTTGACCATCTTTTTTCATTTTGTGAGTTTTGAAGAACTCTTTACAGAATTCTTGAACTTTTTCTAAAGTAACATCTCTATTTATTGGAAAGTCTTCTTTGTTTTCAACTATGAAAGGTACATCAATTTCTTTACATCCTTTGAATGCTTCTTTCCATAATCCAACATTTATTCTACCATCTTTAAAATAAGATTTTTTACCATCCCATACACCTAACTTTACAGCAGGTTGATATTTCCAACCTTTAACATGACGAGTTAGCCATAAACTCATTTGATGATATTCTATTCTTGTTGCTTCACTGACTACTAATTCTTCTGTTTCTTTATCATATCTAAACTTCATCTCATTATTATATATAAAATATATCAGTTTGTTTTACAAACCATTGATTTTACTTGAAATGTTTAAATTTTTAAGGTTTTTTACAAAGGGAAGATAACAAGTTGAATATATAATAAAAAAAACAAATTAAAATTATGGGATTAATTAAATTCTTTAAAGAACTTTTTGGTGGTAAAAAGGCAGAAGATTGTGGTTGTACACCTGGATCTTGTCCAACTCCAGAAGTTTGTGAAGTAGAAGTACCAACTATTGAAGTTGTGGAAACTAAAGTAGAAGTACCAACTGTTGAGGTTGTGGAAACTAAAGAAGTGCCAGTTGTAAAAACTGAGGAACCTAAAAAACAAGTTAGAAGAAGATCTAAGGCTAAAACTGAAAAAAAAGAAGTTAAGGTTATTAGTGAAAAACTTGCAGAAGTAGCTACTGAGAAAAAAGTAACTGCTAAAGACATCAAAGGTAAAGCTAAGAAAAAGTCTGAGTTCCCAATTGAAGCACCAGTTGCAGAAGTTGCACCAGAGAAAAAGTCTAAACCAAGACGTAGAAGAAAGCCAAAACCTAAAACAGATGAAGGTCAAGCATAAAAACAAACCCACTTAATTAAGTGGGTTTTTTATTTTAATAAATCAATACAAATATCATAATGTTCTTTGTCTAATTCAGAACCTAAATAGTTTCTTCCATTTTTCTTACAAGCTCTTGCAGTTGTTCCAATACCTATAAATGGATCATAAATTAAACTTTCTTTTGGGAAGTAAATATTCATCAATTTCTCCACAAATTCCTCAGAATAAGAAGCTTTTAATTTGCATTTTACTCCATCATTGTTCTTGGCTTCAATTATGTTAACATAATTCTTATAAAACTTTTGTTTGGTCTTCTCATTAATAGTACTTATCTCTTTATTTGTTATGAAGTCATGTAAATGTTCTTTCTTAACAATAACATAAACCAATTCACACAATCTTGATAATTTAGTAGGACTTGTTTGAAATGGAATAGCATTTGACTTTTTCCAAGTAATAATATCAGCTACAGTTAAATCTGTTTCATTATGTATCTTATTTATCAAAAGTGTTGGTAAAATAGGATTCTCATTATGATAAGAAATATTATAACAAATAACACCTCTATCACTAATAATTCTTGAAAACTCTTTAAACTCATTAGTTCTTACTTCAAGATATTCTTCTTCTGTTAAATTATCATTATCAGAATATCCATTGTTATAATAAATATCTTTTCTCTTTGTTGTTATATTGTAAGGTGGTGATGTGATAATACCAGAAATTGTGTTATCTGGTATCCTCATCATTGTGCTTAAATTATCCTCATTAAATATTTGGTTTATCATTTAATATCAAATCTATTTTATTTTCTCTTATTCTTCTAACTTTTCTACCAATATCAGCATAGAAAAATAATCTTATACTATATTTGTTAATTTGTTTATCAAATCCAATTTGATAAATACCAATTGATTCATCTTGACTTAGACTATTTAATACAAAGTTAGTTAATTCATTGATTGTTGTACCTACAATTGTTTTTGATTGGTGACTTGAGCTACCAATTATAACATTTGGTGCATCTGCAATATATCCAATCTCATCAATTATTTTATCAAGTATATCTAATATTTCTTTATCTTCTAACTTTTCTTTTGGGAAAAGAGTACTTGAAATTGTTGCTGCTTTTTTCTTAGAATGGTCTTCTAATATTTTTTCAATTTTTTGTTCTTTAGATAAATTACTAATATTCATTAGAATTATTTTCTTTTTAATATGATTTCATCAATCATTCCATATTTTTTAGCATCTTGTGAAGTCATCCAATAATCTCTATCACTATCAGTATAAACTTTATCATAAGTTTGTCCTGTTCTATCTGATATTATTTCATAAAGTTCTTTCTTTAAAGAGTTTATTTCTTTTGCCTCAATCTCCATATCAGATGCTTGAGCATAACCACCATAACCTAAAGGTTGATGAATCATAGTTCTACTTCTTTTAAGTGATTTTCTTTTGCCTTTTGTACCTGAGCAAAGAACAACTGCTGCCATTGATGCAGCCAATCCTGTATTAATAGTAACAATATCAGGTTTAACATAGTCCATTACATCAAGTAATCCTAGTCCTGAATAAACTGAACCTCCTGGTGAATCAATATAGATTTCTATATCATCATCACTTTCCATTTCAAGATACATTAATTGTGCTTTTATGATATTACACACATAATCATCTATTTCTGTTGATAAGAATATAATTCTATCTTCTAATAGTTTTGAAAATATATCTACTGACATTCCATTACTTTCAAGTAATAATGGTGTACTATTTAATTTTTGAAGTTTTTTAAAATAAGCATCTTGTGAAGTACTTGTGATTGATTGACTAAGTAAGTATTTGTTAAAGTCTTTTGACATTTTTAAGTATTATTTTTTGTTTTTATTAATAAAATCACTAAAAGTTTATATTGCTAAAAAATGAAAAAAAGGACTTTTATTATTTAATATATAAAAATAAAAAAATATAACATATGAAAACTAAAGTTGAAGTACTTGGATATGAAATAGAAATCGAAGAAGTTGATGGTGTAGTAACTGTTAAAGCTGATTTAGATGGAGAAACAGTAGAAGAATTCACACTTGAAACACCAGAAGGTGAAGAAGGTCAAGGAGATGATGATGTCAAAGGATTTAAAGATTTTGATGGTCAAGCACAAGAAGAAGATTTCCCACAAGGAGATGATGAAGATGAGAATCAAGAAGAAGGTGAAGAGGATGAAGATGAGGATGAAGAAAGAGAAACATTAGAATCATTCCAATCTTTTATTAATAAAAAGTAATTAAAAAGAGGTTTAGACCTCTTTTTTTATTTTAAAATTTAATATATAATAAAAAATACATTAAAAGCTATGCTATTAAAATTTAATAATTTCATTACAGAAAGTGCAGAAGATGGTAAATACTTACTTTACTATGCATTTGACTGGGATGATAATATACTTAACATGCCAACTGAAATAATGGTACAAACTAAAGATGGTGGTGAAGTTGGTATGAGTACTGCTGATTTTGCCATATATCGTTCTAAATTAGGTAAAGAAGACTTTGACTACAAAGGTGATACTATTGTTGGATTAGATTATTCAACTGCATTTAGAAACTTTAGAGATACAGTAGATCCAGAAATATTTAAGAAAGATGTTTCTAAAGCATTACAATTAGGAAGTTTTGGTCCTGCTTGGGAAGATTT